ACCTTACTCGAATGAATAAGAAACCTTACTTACTGCCAATTATATTGAATTAGTAGCCTGATTTGGGTTTTTTCTTTGCCATCTTAGCCTCAGACATTGCAATCGCAACTGCCTGGCGCTGAGACGTCACAGCTGGGCCTTTTTTAGAGCCAGAGTGTAATTTGCCTGATTTCCACTCAGCCATTACTTTGCCTACTTTTGCGGTTTGTTTTTTAGTCGCCATGATAAAGTCCTTACTTTAAAAATCTGAGTTGATAAAGGGTATTCTGATACAGAGCCACAACTTCGTCAATCTTGTTGTGTAGTGCTGTCTCAGTTCTAGGCACAATGGCTTGGCGATTGTCTTCAATCCATTGCATTTGTTTTTCTAGAACGTCGGCAATCGTTCCTTTGTTTTCGTTGGTGCTCAAAGGAATCTCCAAAGCCTCGTTAAAGCGTCCTTGGTATTGTTGAGCATAATCGTCCGCCAATGGGATGATTGCGTCGTAAAAACCCTCTAGAGTCTTGTGTTCCGCAAAAGAACGAGTCTTTAAGTGAACAATGTGGGCAATGTCTCGCGCCAAGAATAGCATTGAGACAAACTGACCAGAAACCGCTTTAGTCATGATTTATTCCTTAGTAATTGGGCCACCAATGAGCCAGGCGTCACAAGTACGTCCAGCTGCGCATTTAAAGTGAAAGAGTTCGCAATATCCTAGATCAGCGCCAGCAATAACCCGATCTTCGTAAGCCAGCTCGTTTTTGGCCTCTGAGTCGCCTTCAATGCCCTTTTTGATGCACTCCATCATGCTTGGCGTCTGAATGAAAGCAGAGCAATTACCGCAACGCATACGCTTGACTTCATCTGTTGGCGCTTTATACATCTTGGCTTTCTTGAGCCAAAACACTTCATTTGGTTCGTCTGGATTGGCTGGGCCATAACCATATTCCGCAAATGCGTGATTGCGGTTCTTGAGATTGATCGTCACGTCTTGCGTTGAGATCGGGCAAACCTTACCGGATAGAAGACCATTTTTCATCGCAGTAACTTTCCACCAATAAAACTAATTAAACCACCAAGAGACGATGCGATAGCCATACCGACCCAGAAACCACCTTTAGACTTATTGGCTAGTTCAAGCAATAACTTGACATCTTTACCCAATTCGGTGACTTCAAATTGGAGTAACTCGACTTGCGCCTCTAGTTTTCCAAAATCTCTGGCATCAATATCAGACATCGTTTACCTTTCTTCTCCCAGGTTTAATGTCAGCAGCCGTTGGGATAAACATTGTGTCTTCCCTTACTGCGTTTTGATCTTCCTCTTTTTTAAGAACTTCAGTTTCATCAACTCTTACATATCCAGAATGACCCGCCATAGACGCAATATCATGCGCCAAAGTGAACTCAACTGTATTACCTGACGCTAAACATTTAAAAACTGCCATTTTGAAATCCTTAAAAAAGAGGAGGTTTTTACGCCTCCTCGAACCCTCAATTAAGCTGGGACTGCCAATGCAACTGCGCCATAGTCACGCAATTCAGCAACGCCGTACAAAGTGTCAGCTGTGAACAATGTACCGAGGTACTCTTGTTTGTACTGAGTCTGTGAACGTACGCCCATTTGCTCAACCAGAATCATAGAATCTCTGTGACCCATAAAGCAAATACGGTCAGCACCAGAGTTGCCAGCACCAGAGTCAGCGTTTGTGGATACAAATACTGGGATACCGTACAAATTACCGATTTCACCGTTGCGGATAGTGTTAGAGCCACCAGCCTCACCAACGAACGCTTGCTCAGTATAACGAGCCAAGCCCATTAAAGTGTTGCGTGATGATGGGGGGATGATGAAGAAACGACCGTCCATTGGAACATCGCTGTCGTCCAAGCGCTGAATAGTTCTACGGATCGCAGCGTCTGTCAAAGCAGCAGCGTTTGAAGATGTAGAGTTATAAGCAGTTGTACCGTCAGAACCGATGTAAGCCTTGGTAGTTGTGTTGCTTGTTGCGTAGTCGTTTGTTCCAACTGTTGCGCCGTTAAAACCGCGACCCAATTGAATCAAAGATGTATCAACTTGCTTTGCCAAAGCATAGCCAGCGTCGTCAGTATAGAAAGCGCGAAGTGAAGTCAATGCTTGAGCCTCAACAATATCCTCGATCAAACGTGAATACTCATAGTGGCTGGTTATTGATACAGTCTTTTCGCTCTCAGTTGCAGCAATCAAAGTGACTTGAGTTGATGCGTTTTTAGCAGATGCTGAACCTCTGGCGGGTACTGGAATGTGAACGGTGTCACCTTTCTTGCCCTTGAAGTTCATTTTCTTGATCAAATTAGCAATGACCAAGTTCTTTTTGTATGCAGCTGCAATCTCGTCAGACCAAATTGCTGGGATAAATGTCGCTGCCGTCGTGCGCGTTACGTGATTCGTTCCTAAACCCATGATGTTTACTCCAAAAAAGTTAAGTTATTTTACTCGACCCTCGGCGTATGCTGCAAAAATCTCATCTGAGAGTGCCTCATATCGCGCCGGATCATTCATTTTCAATCGAATGAGATCAGCCCGTCTGTATACTTTCCTTGAACTTTCCCCAGTTCCACCGCTATCGACCATCGCTGAATTCAAGTTCTGCTTGCGAGTAGACTCTCCGTCTTGCTCGGTTTGCTTCATCTTGACGCCACGCAAAGCCTTAAAAGTGGAAATCAATTCATTGGCACTTTCATAATCAAACTCAGCGTCTGCCTTGGCGTAAAGTCCAAGACGCACGTTGCTAGACTTGACCCAGTTCACAAACTCAGGATCGCCAACGACTTGCTTATAGTCAGGATGATCTTGATTTAACTGATTCTGAATCTGCATCTTCTTGAATTCTATGGCTGCATTTCTGCCCGCCAAGACGTCAGGATGATTATCAACAGTCCTTTGCATTGCCTTTTTAGGGTCTTCAAAGAAGTCAACTTCGGGTTCTACCTCGACAGCTTGTTGCTTTCCGACAAGGTTGTTCTTGATGAGTTCGTCTGCAAGTTTTCTGACTTCGCCAACTTCTTGAGCTTGCTTACCGATCAGCTTTTCAGCCTCTTGGTGCATCTTAATGATGTCATCTAACGATTTATCCCTGTACTTATCGGGAATCGAATTCTGACTGTTGGCTTGCGCCTTACTTTCTTCAGCCTCTATCTCACTTTGACTCTCGTCTTCGTTATCGATCAACATACTGTTTTACCTTTCCAGCCAATAACTTGGTTCTTGGATTAACACATGAATTCGGCACAATGGCTTATGAATTCGCTTTTTGCTCCGCTTTTAACTTGTCTAGATGACTTTTCTCGAACCGATTGGCTGCGCCAGGGAACGATCCAGACCATCCTTCCAACTTAATTGCTGGAGTGCTGATAACGCGGAGAGCTTGCTCACCGCAATTACATGGGACTGATTTCGACTCATAATCGGTCAGCTTATCCATGCGGTGTCCGCTTGCGCAGACAAATTCAAATATTCTTCTCATTCAGTTCCTCGTAAGCTCTTTCGCTGACTTGTTTCAAGTTTTTCAGCCAAGTAAGGATCGAAAGCTCACCTTTCTTAAATTGTAAGTCTTTCTCATCTGAAATCACACTTATATTATTAAGAGAATTGATCATATTGTCAATGTCCTCAATAAGTTCAATCCAGCCTGGCGTCGCCATCGTGTTGAATCGATCCTCATAATATTTCTGTAATTCTTTGTCCATTTATGCGTTACCTTCGCTTGGCGCCACATAATCAGGGTTATTAGCCCATGTAACTTGACTTGCAGCAATCAAACCGTCAATGTTTGTACTTGCGTTAATAGCATTTTTAGCATTTAAAGCACTTGTCCTAATGGATTCTCTCCATATTTTCCATACGTCAGGCATAGCATTACCTGTTTCTAGCGCCTTGATGCTCATGTAATCAGTAGGTGAAAGCAAGCTAAATGCTTGAGCATTGACTTGAGATATAGCGATTTTCTTTAAATCTGCTAAATCTTTAGATGTGCTTGTGTAATTAATCTCAACCACACCGTTAGCAATAACTGGCGCAGATTCTGTTACCCAATAATATTTATCATCAGGTCTTTGCCCATAAACTACGTCAACTGCTCCTAAAGCAATTCTTTCTTCTTGAGTTGCTAGTTGATACCAGTTTGATGGGTATTGAATATCACCAATAGTAAATTGATTACC